GTATGCTGAGTTAAGGTTAATCTTTTTAACCAGCTGCCGCTTGTCCCAAAACTCAAACTCTTTAGGATCGGTGGCTGACTTAGCTTTCTTTTGTAGCTCTTTACGCTCTGCATACCAGCGTTCCAGAAGACCAGGAATAACACCCTTGGCATCGTATCTAAAGATAGTGCCATTGCCACTGATCATCAAAGGCTTACCGCCATGGAACACATAGTCGTATACCTCGGCACTACTCATTTCAGTGCTGGTTCCATCGGCCCAGTCAACAATTTCACTGGTACCAATCTCTCGATTCATTACACTTTCATATTCAAAGCAGGCAAACTTACCTTCCCAAAACTCAGCAATGCCCTTTCCGGCTTCTTTGAATTCTCGAATGCCTTCATTGGTTCTTGTTTGGCGCACCTGGCCAACAATGGTTTCAGGGCTCATGTTTAGCGCACGAATCAAGCTAGGATACAGACTGTTAATGTCCATGGAGCCAATCCACTCGTGCATGCCTTGCTTGGGTACAGCAACATAGGCACCTGCGGCAGCATTGTCCTCGCTGTCTCCTCTCCGCGGTCTGTCAGGAACAACCATGTTAAGGCGATGAGCTTCGTTGATAACTGCTTGGTCAGTGACAGCCACCGCTCCAAGTGTAGCTCTAAGTCCTACAGTATTGGCATGACTAATCAGGTTGGTAAGTTCAATGAATTTAAGTTTGTCGTCGAGTTTTTTGAGCAACACAACATCCTGCCTGTTATAGGCAATGAACTTTTCAAAATCATTGTTGTACAATTGATCAAGTGTGCCTTCATATGGAATCTTTTTCTCACCAATTTCATACTCGCCAATGGCATCCAAGCGGTATGTGTGCATCTCATGATAGTTGTACTTGCGATAAAGTTCTAGATAATCTAGGTGAACTCGACCAATAGGATCATAGGTCTCAAGTTCCTTACCATATTTTTCAAAATATCTCTTTGTAGGAAACTGGTCCCACAGGCACATCTTACGAGTCAGTTCTTTGCCAAGCACACGAGTGATGCGATTAGTGAGATAAGGAATATCAAAGCCTTCGCTGTTCCAACCTGTGTAGACATCTGCATCCTGAATCAGATCCAGCCACATCTCCAACATCTGCTTTTCATCTTCACAGAGTATGGTATCATCAAACTTGCCAGCAATTTCTGCTGCCTGGTTTACAGGCATTTCATCTGGCTTTATAACCAAGGTAATGTTTCTATCCAGCCACCCTAAGTAAGTGGTAATGGCAGTGACATTGTTGAAAGGATCACTGGGGTCGGCAAAGCCCTTGACCTTGTCATAGGCCACCTCAATGTCAAAGAAAGCCACATGCAGATTGGGTGCTTCTTGACCACCGTACTGTTCTTCAAGACAGCGGTTAAGCGGCCTGTAATCGCTTTCACAGAGTCTCTTGTTGTTGTGAATCCTGCGTTCTTTGTCAAAGGCCGCAAGATTACTGACCATTACTCGCGTTACTCGATTGCCGGAGATGTCAGTGAACTTACCCTTGTTGTCTGGGTAATACAGTACATAGCGAGCAGGATATTCTTTGAGAATTCTCTGGCCATCCACTCGTTCAACCACATGGATGACTTCAGTCTTTTTATCATGATAGGCGTCAACAAACATCTAGTATGTAGTTCCTATTAGTAAAAGTGTTTTGCCAAGGCTTCGCTGAGTTGGTCATCAGGAACCTGAATGTTTAATTCCTCAAGAGTATTCTTAAATACTACCAAGAGGTCATCAAAGTCATAAATTGAGTTATGCAAATCTAAAAAGCCAGCAAGCTGAGCAGGTGCATAGGCTTCTGGTCCCCAACCAAATACATCATAGAGCATGCCTCGGTAGCTACGCTTGTGTTCAATTTCGCCGCGGTGAAGACGCTCTACCATGGCGCAAAATGCCATGAGTTGTTCTTCAGGACCAAGACTGTTCCAATAGCTGTTGCAAGAGTCTTGATATTCTTGCATGGCTTTGTTAAATTGTCGACCAGCTTCATGTAGTTGATCTAATACCTCTTGCTTTTTAATTTCATCATTCATAGTTTATCTTCCTAACTTTGCTAGCATTTCTTGTTCGGCATGTTCTCGCCACTGACTCAGCCAAGGACTGTGATCGCACTCACGGACATGACTCATTACACGAGCTCTACCGGCACCTTCCATGGCTTCACCGAGAAAGAAATGCATTACCACATGACCGTGATGCTTGATCTCGATTATCATAGGGTCATGTTTGGAATTTGTCCAAGTAAACTCTTCGTACATGCTAACTCCAAATAATACTGTATATTTTACTAGCAAGTACTTTTTCTTTACCCATGGCTTCGATCTCCCAGGGCTGTTGATAATATTTTAGTTTGAGTGGTTTACCTAACCATATGGTTTTGTTTCTGTCAATCCTAAACTGTCCTCGAGCATATTGCTTGACATGAATCATTTCGTGTGCAAGGGTTTCAAACAACGCATGATCTTGCAGATTGGAGTCTAGTAACATGATCAAATGTTTTGGAGCGATGTCACTTACACAACCTCTCATGCCTTTTCGCTTGGCCAAGCCTTTCTTAAATTGGATCTCAAGAGTGTACTTGCTTTTTTGTAATTTAAGTTCTTGTTCGTAGAACCTTGCACTAGCCTCAACCAAGGCCTGTTTACCGGGGCTGCTTGAATGTACAACGATTTGCATACACAATTATACTGTGTGTATGTGGCAATGTCAACTGCACATTAGCCTAAACAACATAGCTTCCTCAGGATCGCTGAAAGTTACTTCTAATGTAGCCCATGATTTTTTAGTATCCATTGGCACTCCTTTTGTAACCACTTCGTGGGCCACACTGGAGAAATTTAAATTCAACCAAATCCTCAAACACTCAAAACCAGGATAGGGCGGCGTTGAACCTTTGGGTATGTAGTAAGGAAAACAATAGTAGATACACAGTTCTCCCAGTTGCCTTGACCCCACAATGTCAATACCAAACTCTCGCCCGTCGGCGTCAATCATCGTCCAAGAATCGGACATGTGTCATCTTCCCCCATTTTAGTGCAAACAACATTAGAAATTCTTCAAGCTCTTGGCTGGAATCAAACTTCCATTGAATGTTGTCGCTTTTGCTGTTGATGGTGGTAGTACATTCCCAAGACCACGAATCAGACCATAGCAAAATGTCAAATAGCCAAGGTACATTGTTAATGTTATACCCTAATTCGTCTATGTCAACTCTAGTTATCCAGCTAAATTTTGCAGTTAGTTGCTGTTTATGCACCTCTAGGGGCATTAGACCCACCTAAGATTATACAGCATGATAAACTCCTCTGCTGCCCTGCGAGACTTGAATTGCCAGGTATCATATGAAATTCGTCGTGCTTGGGCATTTTCATCGGTCCATGCTATTACCTCTTCCATCTCATCTGGGTCAACAGTAGTGCCATAGTATTGAGGAGAACTGTATTTGGGATTTTCTTTCAGTACCACAGTATGTCCCCAACCATTACGCCAAACATGGATAGCACAAAACCATTTCATGTTTGAAAATGTAATTTAAAATATGCCGCTTCTTCTTGATCTGAGATATGTACAGTAATCATTGGATCGCCGCTGTTAAACCTTGAAATACATTCCGCTCTGGGGCAATGTTTTTCCATCCATAAAAAGAAACCATCATAGTCATTGGTGTAAACGCAACAATGCCAGCCTACTAATTCAGCACAAAATTCTGATTCCTTTTGATTGGCCAGCCGCAGTAATGGTGGCACCAAAACGATACCATCATTGTAATGCCAGTGATGAACTTGTATTTTAGGTAAGGTCATAGCCCATAGGTTAACTTGTACAGGGCCACTTCATCTGCACCCGCAAACATTATGCGCCGGCGGTATTGGTCCTCAAGCCAACACCAGTGAGGATTTTGACAACGGTCTTCTGTTTCAGGATCTGGTTGCCACGGATGCAATATGTTTTTGAGATCAGCATTGGCTCTTAGCCAGTCATGCAGACCTTTGCTAGGCCCCCAAGTTTCCCAACACCATGCTCTGAGATTGTGAAAGTTATCTTCAGAACTCACCGGCTTTAGATAATATGTAAAGTGCGGGTGCCCTGCGTGTCGCTTATCCATTTTTATAATCTTAGGCATGTTCAGTATCCAAATTGCAATTTAAAAAGCATGGCATCCTCACCGTTTTTAAAATAAAAATCAGTATAGTTGGCATGGTATACTGCATTCCAATTTGATTTGAATGATCCGCAGGTTTCGCTTAGCCAAAGTTCAACAGCGTCAATGCTTAGATTTGAATCTACTACATCTAGCTTAATTTTAAAAGGCCAAAGATTTCGTTTGAGATGACGCATCTATTTACACCCATGTCAATCTAAATAAGACAGCGTCTTCCTTGTTTTCAAATACAAATGTTTTGCCACGATGCCTCCAGTGTCCAGAACACTCTTTGTGTAGCCAATTAACCATGCCAGCTGTTTGTTTGCTTGGTTGCAACACATCTTCTAATTTAACTTGTATCCAACCTATTTGTACAAGCAAACTACACAGGACTTCAAAATCAATTTTCTCTGCCAATTGCCTAGATAATTCATCAGCAATTTGGTCTTCTAAGACTTGTGTTGCTGTTTTCATGACCATTGCAGTTTGGCAATTACGGCAGAGTCTTGATGCTTCTGTCTAATCTTTATGGTCAATCTGTTGTCAGTGGCATCATTATTGGTCAAGCCCCAATCCCAATCTCGTCCTTGGCGGCCTACATGTTTTTCTAACCAAGGCCGGTAGTGATCGTTTGGATCAGCACTTTCTACTAATTGGCGCACACAAGGATTTGTAACACCGTCCCAGCTTCTGCTATTTGGTCCAACTATCACTGCACCTTTAGGCCACTTTACATTAATAACAACTCCGGGCACAAATCGCCACCAAAGTTTCTCAATAATATTGAGGCCGCGAGGAATATATCTCCCTGATGGTAATTGAAACATGCTTTTTATTTCGTATTTCATAGCCAGCACTCATAAACCAAATCTAAGTAAAAACATAGCACGATCTTCAACCGATTCAAATGAAAGAACCATACCTTGCAGGTGCGAAGTACCATTGGGTAAGTTTTCTCTCATCCATGTTTCAATTTCTTCTTGGTTGCTGCACCACCATTTGTAATCTGACACAAACAATGTGGGACTATGATAAGCATGTGCTATTGGTAAAATTACGAATTTGGCAACCTGATCAGTTTTCATCGAAGAGATTGAATCAAATATGCCCGAATCGCATCAAACAGATCTGGCTCTCCCCAAAACAAAAGCATCAACAGGATGATTAGCAGTATGAATGACCAATCGTCTTTCATTGCATTATCAATCTCACTAAGGCCACAGAGTCAATGGTAACCAACAACAAGTAGTTGGCCAGCAATCCTGTACTACCGCGTGTTTTGCAAGCCCATGCAAAGATAGCACATTGGGTGATAAACAAGGGATATAAGATTAGGAATGGCGGATTGGGCAGAGTCAAGGCCATAGTGATCGCGCAACCAATGCTGAGAAACCATGCAGAAATTTCCAGCACACACCGTAGAGGATTTTCTCGCCAATCCTCTACAATGTAGTCACGAACACTTAATAGCAGTGATTTCACTTAGGCCTTGTTCTTGGTTACAATAAGAATTTCTTCAACGGCTTCGAGATCCGTTTGATCCTTGTCAAAGTCGCCCTTGAACGCCTTGGTAATGGCTTTATTAAGCACCGCTGCCTTGATATTCATTTCTTCAGCAATGGCTGCAACAGTTTCCTTGAGTCCAACATTAAGA